GATTTTCTAATTGTTCTAATGTAGCAACATTGTGAACACCTATACTTTGTATAAACGCATCTTTTGTTGGAGAGTATTCTATTATATCAGATATTCTAAGTGATAAACATTCCGCTGTTTCTGCAGTTAAATATAATCCAGATTGTAATATGTGTCTAGTTGCCGTATTAGAATTTGCTGCTGCAAGTTTTTGTACACCAACTAAAGCATTTTTATCAGGAACACTACCATCTCTAGCTTCGTTTAAACCAGTTACATCTCTTATCATTTGAAGATAATAATTGTAGTTTGCTATTAATGATTGCATTTTAGCTCCACCATTACCACTAGATATTTCTTGAATAGGTACTTTACCGGGATTCATATCTCCATCAGAAGTTAGTGACCTACCTATAACACTACCAGTTTGAAAAAACATATTTAATGCTTCTTGTGGATTATAATTAGTCCCGTTACCAAGATCAACTTCAGCTATACCATCAGCATCTAAATAAACTCCATCGGGTATCATTCTAGACATTACTTGTTGTAACTTTAAATGAGTTAACTGTATCATGTCAGCAAAACTAGTTATTCTACCTACAAGAGAGTCTATACGTCCTCTATACATTCTTGGTGCAACAATAGCATAATTCATTTTAACTTTACTATTATCACTTTTGGGTCGCATCATATTTGTTGCCATCTCCCACTTAAGAAGTTTTTTAGTACCTAGTACTAAAACACCTTCATATAATACTTCAATTGATCTAGATAGTTTTTCAAATTTATCTCCAGATATATTTGTTGGAGGATTAAACAAATCATTCTTAACTATTACTTTAATAGCACCCGTTGAAGTTTCTTTTATTTTATAAACTTCATTCATATATGTTTTGTAATTAAAATACAAAACATCTATTTGATTGTTATCATGCCTATCGTATATGGCTCTATTATTAGGAATTGAAGATATAGCTGGTTGTTTTTCTATTTCTTCTAAGTCTTCTTGAGTAAGATTAGGAAAAGATTTTTTTAACTCGTTTATTGGAATTGTTTTTATTTCGCCAGCATAATATATGTCTTCAAAATAAGGAGACTCTGTATATGAGTAAACTAAATTAGCAGGATCAACGTAATCAACTTTAACTCCTTCAGACTTACTATATGTGTTTTTAACACAACCTATACCTAACACAGTTAGATCATAGTAAAACCTTTTTTTAGTTAGCTCGTATTTATTAGAATCAAACAAAACTGATATTGCCTGCTCTTCAGCTATTTCTATAGCTTGTTTGTAAGTTAACTGCATGTGTAATGCAAGTTCTTCTTCTGTATCTGGTAGATCTTTTTCAGGAGTTTCTGATAAATCTAAACCAAAAGCTTGTTTTGAAAACTCATTTAAATCTTTTGTTTTCATATCAATAAGTATACTTTCCATATACTTAGTTCTTTTACTAACACCAGAAGGATCTTGAGAATAAGCTTTTATATCATAAGTTCTTTCAGCTATACCATTAACTACAATATCTACAAACTTACCTATAATGGGTATTGGTTTCCAATCTAAATTAAGGTAAGACAAGTCACCATTAATAGATAATTCATCTTTGTATTTTTGAACAGATTGCTCCCCTCTAGCATATAACCTTAATCTATGAAAGCTATCAAAGTTATTTTTAAATCTGTGCGATCCTCTATCACCATAAAACCATTCTCTTTCTACAGCTTTAGCAACTTTAAGTCCATACTCAGCACTCATTTTTTCGAGATCACTGGCTACTTGACTAGGAAAATAACTTTTATTAATTGAATCAGCCATATTTTTCTTTAATTATTTTAGATGCCATACCTTTGTTTTGGTATTTAGCTATGCTAATATTTATTTTTTGTTTTTCAAAAGATACCTTTGGGTTATAAAGATGTCTGTTGCAAGCCATTACAGCCAAACCACTACTAATAGATGCGTCAAACTTTGTTCTATTGTTTATGTCAAATCTTGACCAATCATTTAATGTCTTATTAAAATACATACTACCATAATCTCCGTCTATACTCATACCAACATGATTTTGTATGTACATTTCGATAGCAGCAGCATGTGCTTGTTTTATATCTTCACTTGAGTTTGGAATTCCACCAATTTCTTTTTCTGTTGTTGATAGCTTGTTCCAAATCTTATCCGGTCTATTCATTGAATATCCTCTATACCCTCTTCTTTTTAAATAATAAAGAAGTCTTGGTTTGTTGTTTTCAGCCAGTATAGGCATACCATAAAACACAAGTGCCATTAATACATCTTCAAAAAATATTTCAGCAGTTTGAGGTCTAGCAATATATTCTAAAAAAAATTTATTTGGTGGAGAGTCTTCCATAGAAAACTTAGTCAACCCATGCAAAGCTCCTTTAGATCCTTGACCATCTACAGTACCTGATATATCATAACTGTCACAACCAAAAGCACCCATATATTCATTACCGGGTTTTTTACCTTGTGGTGTTTGTATTACTTTATTTTGTAAATGATTTGGTGGTATCCAGCTAATACTAAACCTACCTTTTGGATCTGGATAAAATATAACTTCTGAATCTTTAATACCACTCACCCATTGAAAATTACCAGTTGTTATACTAGCTTGATTGTTAACACCTTCATTGTAATCTATTTGCTCGTATATTTTTGTTAGGTTAAATATACTATTTTTGGTTTCATCTCTAAACGCATGCTCTTCTGTTCTTGGGAATTGCCTGTAAAATTCATTTAAAGCGTCAGGATCATTTTTTAATCCATCTACTTCATTTTGCCAATGCTCTAATATACCAATATCTATTATTTCTTCATAAACGCCTTTAACTTCCGTTTCAGGTGTATCAAATACTGGCTGACCATATTGATCAATAAATCCTTCGTAATTCCATTCCATAGGAATAAAAAGACTATAAAGACCAGAGCTAGTTTGCCCATTTCTATTTCTTTTAGTAACATCGGAATCTCTGTATAGTTTTTTAAAATTTCCACCACCTTTGTCTAATGAGTTAGATGTACTACCCATCATGCATTTTCCGATTATTCTACTACCTAATCTTAAGGTTGTTTTGGTAACCCTCCAGTTGTTGAGTATGTTGTTCGGTCTCTCCCATTTCCCTGATTCATCATGTACGAGGAGTTTAAGTTTTTCTCCATCATAGGAGTTGTCACCGGTGTTTTTCCAATCGATGGTGGTATCCAAGCCTTGTAAATCTTCTGGTTTGTCCGTACTCGTGATACTCCGTCTTGTAAGTTTTGATGCTGGAACTCTAAAAGCGAGTTCTGTTTTTGGTCTATCCATACCGTCTTGTATTGGTTTGAAGAAGAACGGATAGTTGACGGATATAGGCACCACTTTGTCGGTAAACATTTTCTTAGCATCGGGACCGGACTTGGACAATATTCCGTACCTCGCATCACTGGATATGGTTGCAAGGTTAACAACCTCACCTGACGCCATGAATGAGAAGCCGGATCGTCTGTTCTTAAGATAACACATCCCGTAAGATCGAACATCAGCTTTACAGGCTTCCCAGAATATGTAGAATAATCTATTTGCCTCCCTAAAGTCTGGCTTCCCGACATCAATCTTACTCCACTGCAAGTACATGTAATGAGTACCAGTAAGATAAGTAGGAACATCCCTATTATAGTACCATAAGCCTTCCTCTCTACGTTTGAACTCATCTTCTATATATTCTATATATTTTTCTTTAAAATCATTGGGATATTCTTTCCAATCAAATATTGTTTTTATTTTATTAAGCTCTTTAGGGTATTCAGTATACTCCCATTTATTACTTTTAAACTTAATAACACTACTTTGTTTTGGTAAGGCTATCTTAAGGTTTTGTATCTCATATATCTCCCCAATCTGTCCAGTCTTACTAATTACAACAATATCGTGTTCTTTGTTATAACCGTACCTCCATTTCTTAGACTTATTAAGTCTTGATATTGTATTTAATTTAATTGGAGTTACAACCTTATATAAGGTTTGTTTATACATATATTATCCTTTTGTAAAGAAAGCATATTCCATTTGAACTACATCAGAAGAGTTTGAGTGTTGCACGTGCAGCTGAACACCTACGTTTGCTTCTGCGTGGTGAACAGGCATAAATAAAAACTCTCCAGCACTTAAACGAGCAATTGCTTCATCGCTAGTAAATTCAACATCTACTTGTCGCGCTGTAGCTGTTGAGCCATCAGTTGTACCAGTGTGTTTAATATATAAATAAGCAATAGCAGTTGATGCTGGTATTATTACGCTTTGGTTTCCAGTTGCTGTTGCAACTATTTTAGAAATACCTACAAGTGGAGCCGCTACTGTTAATGAATCTGTTACAGAAAAACTTAAAGTATCTGAACTAATATCTGTACTTGCTAATGTTAATGTGGGTGTTAATGTTGCCATATTTTTTTATTTAGATCTTTTTTCTGCAAAGCCACCAAACGACACATCTTTATCTATATCAACTGGTACTTTATTTTCTATTATGTTTTCTTCTTCTTCTATTCTTTTAAGTATTTCAAACGCATCAAAGATAGCTAATTTTTTAGTTGCTGCAGCATTTTTTAACCTGTCCGCTGATATATCTTCATCTGAATCTACAATAGCTTCTTTAGCAACTTTAATTAATTCCTCAACTGCTACTTGCCCAGCTTGGATTATACTCTTCTTTGTTTTCTTGATATTCATATTTGATTGAAATGTGGTTACTTAAAACCCTATATAATCTTTCACCATCAATGACAAACTCATATTCACTATTTGGAATAAACCCTACTAAGTCGTTTTCTTTAATACCAAAGTCTTTTAGTTTAGTATCAACTTGTTTAATCACACCAACTAGTTCCTCTTCTTGTTGATTTGAATATATGTTTTTGTTCTTAACTGGTTTTACAAAACAGTAACCTTCTACCGGTAACCATTTGTTGTTTCTTTTGTAGGAGAATATTTGATCTTGCTTCACACAGTAATTGTTTTCATCTATATAACTCTTACTGTTTCTTTCAACACCTTTAACGTCCATCCACCTCCTAAATATATTATGATGAACTATAACTTCATCACCAGATTTTATATCTGTATCACAAATCATTGGTTTTGATTTTACAATGGCATTTCTACTAACGTATTGATGATTGTATATTTCAGTATTAACTATAAGTGTTTTACCACCTACTTTTTTACTGTTAGTATACCTAGACTCTTTGGGTGATATGATAAAATCATATATACTCCTCATTAATATTCTAGATTATATTCAACAGATATAGCCATGTTTTTATTAAAGTTTTTCCAGATAATAACATCATTATTTTTCTTAATAAAAATATCATATCCAGTATCTTCTTCAACTATATCACAAATCCTATGCCCTCCGTAGACCTCTTGACCTACGGAGTAATGCATGGATTCGTTTTTATAATCTTTACCAATACTAATTTTACGTATCAGCTTTGACATCTTCTTCTATTGGAGTTATGGTACCATCTGTAATATTTACATTAACCTTACCATAATCTTTTTCTAGTTCATCTTGAAATTCTTTAAGACCTTTCTGTACTTCTGCTATTTGATGAAGTAAAGTGTGCTTCTGTGTTTCAAGTTGACCAATCTGTAATTGACCATTATTAATCTGACCTACCAGATCCTGTATTGATTTTAATTGTTCTTCTGTTATTTTTTCACTCATTGTTTTAAATTTAATTAAATTATACTTGTTGATATTACTATTACATATATAGTTTCTTTTTTAATTTTAAAGGCTAGCTAATTCAATACTTCCATTTTGACAAGACCATGCTGTCGGTAGTACTGTAGTGTTTTGATTAATTCCACTTAAAGTTGAACCAGATACTACATCAACACTATCTACTCCAAGTCCAGAATTAACAAGACTATTAAAAACACCAGTGGTACTATTCCAAAATCTTACTTGAGTTTGACTAGGAGAATTACTAGGTCCAAATTTATAAAATCCTGTTGGAGCAACTGAACCATTTGGTTTTGTTATGTTTATTGCGCCAAAAAAATCTCCCGTACTAGCTCCTTGAGTTATAGCAATGTAGTAATCTCCAGACAAACTATCGGATGAATTACTAGAATTACAACCACAGACACCGTCATTAGAGGAATCGGTTCTATGATAACATAATTCAAAAAAATAAGCTGGATAAAGTCTGTATTGAAGTGCATTATTTATTTGATTTATATTAGTGACATCAGTTCCTCCATTGCTTGCAGGATGAAATAATAAATTATTAGGGCTACTAAAACTAGTTGTAGATGCAGCTATTAATTCATTAAAGTCATCAGCACTAGCAACAGATCCTCCTCCTTGCGTTATAGCACCTTGAATTGTTGTGTTGTCACTATTACCAAACATACTAAAATTACCACTTGCAGGTACACTCATATTATCTAAGTTTTTCTTCTATTGATATTAATCTCTTCTCTAATTCAAGTATTGCTTTGTGCATGTGAGCAACAACACCTCTATCACTCATACTTAACATACCTTCTTTATCTTCATATACAGTGTGAGGTATAACCTCTTTAACTTCCTGTGCTATAAAACCTGATTCTTTTTCACCACCTTTAATGTAGTTGTAAGAGGTAAATTGTTTTATAACTTCAAGACCTTCTTTAATAGGTTCTATTTCAGATTTTAATCTTCTATCTGAAGATACAATAAAGTTACTTGCGGTTACTGTACTGGATGCAGTTATAGCATTAACACCTGTTAAATTACCGTCTATATCAGCGTTACCACTTATATCTAAAGTAGCACCTATTAAGGCAGCTGAAGCGTGTATGTCTCCAGCCATAGTAAGAGCTCCTTGACCAAAAAGCTGTAGTAGTGTACTAACAGTACCGTTATTTGCTACTTTAAAATTAAGTGTAGTTCTATTTACTGAACTTGAAAAATCATTAGATCCTGCTACAGCTTCTATAGAAGCAATAACATCATCAGCAATACCTCCAGATGCTTCAGATGAAGCTTGAAATTTAATTTCACCTATAACATCAGTATCTTCTATTGTTGTGTCTGAATTATCTAAAAGTAAAACCGGAGAAGTGCTTTTTGAAGTTAGTGATGAAGCTGTTACATTGTTAATAAATGTAGCAGAATGATCTGTACCTATTATAAGAGAATCAACATTACTACCACCTGAAGATTGAATTATTCTAAACTCGTAAGCATTAGTTGCACCATTATCTTTTTCTCTAGAAAATATACAATTATAATTACCAGTACTAGAGACTTGACCTAAAAGCAAAGTCCCCCCATTTGTGCTTGTATCTCTTAATTCAAAAAAATGATTACCACTTTTTGCTGATATTAAATTTCTACTAACATCAACATCTGTTGTGTTAGTGTCAAACCCAAGACATAATTTTGTCTTACTAGGATTATATTCAAAACCATTAGCATTATCTAATAAACCATTACTTTCGTTATGGAAAACAAGAGGAAAACTTGTGTTAGCAGAACTGTCTGTTACTGTTACTTTAGGTGCTGTACAACCAGATGATAAATGTTCAGTATCTATAGAACCATTAACTAACTCAGAACTATCAACAGTATTAGCAGCTAAACTTGTTGATAAAGCTACATTACCTGACCCATCAAAACTCACAGCGGAAGCTGTAACATTTCCTGTTAAAGAAAAGTTTCTAGCTGTAGTCAAAGTTGCAGCACTACCGGTTGTGCTTTGATTACCGGATGTGTTTACACCGGGTAAATCAATATTATCTGATCCACTAAAAGACACGCCACCTATACTTGGAGTATTCTTTAAAGTTAAAGCACTACCTTCTGTGTTTTGATTTAGTGTTGGAACATCAGCTACTGCAATAGTTCTAAAGCTTGGTGCTCCATCACCTCCTGTTGGTGCTGCAAAAAATGTTTTAGTTGTCTTACTAGGTAGGGTTAAAGTACCTCCAATAATTAAATTACCAGATATGTTAGCTGCTGCATTAAGATCTAAAGGTGCAGCCATAACTATACCTGAATTGTTGATCCGCATTCTTTCAATTACAGAATCTCCACCTCCTGAAGTTTTAGTTTTAAATACTATATCACTAGTCCCATCACCATCTCCATTACCAGACTGTAAAAACAAATCACCACCGTTAGTATTAGTACTACCAGCTGCAGAAGAACCAGCGGAAATTGCTAAATATTTTCCGGCAGTACCTGCTGAGGTACTATTGACTACTATATCATGGTTACCATCATTAGTAAAAGATAAATTACCACCAACAGTTGTATTACCACCAACAGTTAAAGCACCAGATATGTTAGCTGCTCCATCAAAATTTAAAGAAGGTGAAGCAATTTGTACTTCAGTATCTGAAACTAAATCTAAATGCCCATCAGCAAGTGAAGCAATATATACCGCACTATCATTAAACTCTAACTTTGTTTTTGAGCTTATCCTTAAAGATCCATCAAGTCTATCTCCGTTTCCATCTACTCCTCCATCAATATGAGTTATTTGACTCCTATTACCTGTACCTTGTATAAATTCTATTACACTAGTCCCATTACTAGTACCGTTAGCTAAAAATAAATTATTATAAGCAACCGTTGAAGAACCTATATTACCAGCAGCATTAGTTTGTGGAGATAATTTATTTACTTTTAATAATCCTGTTGATGCCTGAAAGGTTAATCCATCGTCATCATCTAACAAATTATTACTACCATCATGCAATACAACTCGTAAATGTGAACTAGAAGATGTACCATCAACAGTTACTCCTGATGATGGATCAGTGAAAGATAGATTACCACTACCATCTGTCTTCAATACTTGATTGTTATTACCTCTTGCTGTAGGAAATGTTATTACGTGACTAGGGTCAGTTCCTACGTTTATCTTAAATGTACCTTTTACATTTAAATTATCATTTACCGTTGTTTCAGATGTAGTATGCCCAATAGATATAGCTACCCCACTATCATCAGCACCAATCGTTATTGCAGATCCATCTATAGTTACAGCACCGACAGCATCAATATCAAAAGTTGAAGCTGACAACATAGATGTTAATCCATCTGATGAAATATTTAAAATACCTGCGTCTATATCTACAATAGACCCTATATTAGAATTTGCATCTAAATGAAAAGAAGGACCAGCTACATGCTCTGTTTTTATAGTTATATGACTAGCGTTTCCAGCTGCTAA